CAAGAACGCCTTGAAGATGGGAGCGGAACCGGTGAATTCCGTTTGCCTCGACCTCCGGTGCCGCGATGAGAAGATTCGCGCACGGCTGCTCAAAGGAGAGACGGTTCTCTTCTGCACGCCCCCAGGGGGGGCCCCTTACGGTGCGGTGCGTGCGCAGCCTCATTACACCCCGCTGCTGTGGCTGGCCGCAGCGTTGATCAGGGAGTTCACAAAGAAAAAGATCCCCTCCTTCCTGCCCTACAACGCGGAGACGCTGAGGATGACCCAGACTCTCGCCGTCGTGGCTAGCGGGACCCCGGCCGGGGGCTTTGAGCGCCTGTACGTGGCCCATGCCGCGCGCCAGGCTTTCCGCGCGAGCGGAAAACTCAAGCCCCCGTCCTTGGCCGAGGCCGAGGCCGCCGCTCTGGCGAACGGCTACCCCTCGGCCAGCGCTTTGACGCGCGTGGCCCCCTTCGGATTCACGGACTCTGCCCGCGCCGAGGTGGTGCAGATGAAGCACAACGTGCACTCGGGCAATGGCCCCCCGATCCTGGGGAAGGGGGACGACGGCCCCTCCATGCAGGCCTGCGTAGCCTTGGCCGTGCGACTGCATCGCGACCTGCTCGCCTCCGGGGACGTGGAAACCAAACTCACCGAGATGTCCGGCGTGGGAGAGGACCGCGACTTACGCAAGGTGCTCGCGACGGACAGGGCGGCCTTCACCTTCCAGCTCAAGTTCAAGACTGACCTCTACTCGCTGGAGAAAGCAAGCACGGGGCGGGGGAGGCTCATCGTGGCGGCCCCCCGGCCAGTCAACATCCTCATCGGCCGCGCGAGCCAGGCGATGGGGTCTGTCTCGAGCTGCGTGCCGGACTCCCATAACGCCCAGGGCTTCTCCCTTCTGCATGGAGGCACGGAGGTGCTGGTGGACTACCTCGAGCGCTGTGGCACCTTCGACAAGTACACGACGAGCGGGGACGACTCGCTTCTTTTTGTCCCCATAAATACGGGCGGGGCAAAGTACGTGTTGCAGGCGGCCCTTGACGCGGAGGCCTACGACCTCTGCCATCTCTACGAGGTCTTCAAGCCCGTCCACCAAGTCATCGCGCGGCGCTTGCGGTCCATAGACGTGGTCGCGGCCGCGCTTTTCGAGCGTTTCATGCACTCGCGCGACGTTCTCATCTGGGGCGCTCTCGTGGCGCGCTTCAAGGACACCACCCCCTCGGGGCTTAACGGGTTCTCGGTCGTGAACGGCGTCGCGATGACCATGATCCTCCGGCGGATCCTCTCCTACCTGCGCGACGGAGACGTGTACTACGACATGCGCACCTGCGGCTCGGTCGAGCGGATGAAGGACCTCTTCCGCGGCCTCGTCCTCGAGGTCGGAGCTGAGGTGGGCGTGCGATTCAAGTTCGAGCATCTTGAGATCGTCGCCGCCGGGGGGGTGCGCGAATCCCTCCGGAAGATGGCGGTCCCCTTTGTGGGCTACCACCTTTACGCTATGCAGCAGGACCTCAACCGCTTCCAGGAGGCCCCCGGGCCCATCCTTCTGGGCTTGCGCGCCTTCGCCTTTGCGGACCTCCCCAGGTTCTTGAAGGGCTTCCGGTTCCTCGGGAAGGGACAAAAGTTCACGGAGGAGCAGCTGCCAGCCCAGTTTGCCGCCACACTGGCTGGGCGCTTCATCTCCCTGGGCACCCCGCCGGACGACTGGGGCTATAGCGCGCTGCGGGAACTGGCCATCGCATCGCAGCAGGCCCTCGCGCGCTATGCCCCCGAGAAGGTCGAGAACGTCGAGATCTTGCGCAACGTCTTCCATAATGAGACTAACCTCGCCTTTGAGGACCTCGAGGGGGCCTTCCAGGGCCGCTGGATCCTGCATCAGCGGAGGATGCTCTGGGAGGTGCCGCTGGGGCTCCCCATGGGGCCCTGGCGCCCTTTCTCAGACTCGCGCGCCTTGAACTATCGCAACGCGAAGCCCTCTCCCGTTTCGACCGAGGAGGAGGGCTCCCAGGGGCTGGTGACCTTCATGCGCGATCGCGCGTCCATCACCTTTGAGGACCGCCTGCTGGCCGCGCACGCCCGCCTCAAGCTGGCGGACCCGAAGGCGCTGCCATACAGGCCCCTTCCCCCGGTGGCCGTGGCCGGCTCGAGGGCCTCGCTGGGGCGCCAACCCCGCTTGCTCACCGACGCGCAGCATAGGGCCAAGCTCGCGCGAGACGCGGAGCGTCGCGCTGCTTTGCAGCAGCTCCGGGCTGGGCTCGGGGGCCCGAGCCGGGGCGACCAGAACTCCCGCTATATCAACCCGGATGAGGACTCCTTCAGCGAGACCGAGGACCTCTCCGATCTGCAACACGAGCACCAGGAAGTCATCGATCGCGCGCAGGAGGCCCGCGATCGCGCCGAAGAGGACGAGTTCGACGCGCGAAATGACGACGATGAAAACTAAACGCGCAAGGACCGAACCATAACGGTCGTTAAACTCAATTTGGGGTTTGCCAGATCAAGAAAGACCGGGTAGGGCGGTCTATCCCTACCACAGCGGAGCTGAGCCGCCGCTGCCCCTCCCTGGGCGAAAACCGTGAAAACCGGATAGCGCCTAGGCGGGGCAGGGCGGCCCTACCGCTTAATAAAACATATTACATAAATCTAATTTGGAAATGGGGGTTTCAAAGAATACAACAATCTACGATAAGATGGTCAAGTACAACAAGGACTTCAAGAAGACTTCTGGTCGCGCGCGCACCTCTCGCGGCCCCTCTCTGCGCCCGAAGGCGCGACCCCCCCGCAGGCAGAAGGCGCGCGTTCCGCGCATCCCTCTGCTCGATCCGGCGGGCACTGCCTATGCCCGCTTGCTGAATGACCCCTGCCATGCGCAGTTGGCTGAGCCCATCTATATGGCCACGGGCACGGGCTATTTGACGCGCGCCACCGTTGATCTCACGCACTCTGAGGATTCCGGCGTGCTGTTCGTGACTCCGTTCAACGTCGGCAGCGGGGCCCTCGGGAGCGTGGGCGTGGCCACCAGTGCCTCTGCGGGCGCCGCCCTTGGGGCGCCAACCTACCAGTCGGGACCCGGCGCGGTGTTCCTCAGCGGGGTGGCCCAAAGTGCGCGCCCCGTGGCGGCATGCATCAGTACCTACTACGCCGGTACCGAGAGCCTGCGCAGCGGCTCGCTGTCGCAGATCCAGACGGACGGAAGGCAGGCGATACTGATCCTGTCTAGCGTGGGCACGCCCGACAGCGTTGGGCCTCTCTTCCCAACGGAAGTGCGCACGCCGGGGACCTCGATCGAGACGAAGTGGTCCCCCGGAGCCCTTGATGGCGACTGGAGTGATCCGAGCTCGAACTACTGGACCGGTGGGCACGGTGCCATCGGGGTGCTCTGGCGCAGCCTTGGTGGTCAGGCAGTCAAGTTCCGCGTTACGATCGTTTACGAGTGGAAGCCCCTGGCCGCGGAGGGCATTCAGGCCGAGCCCGCGCGCGGGAACAGGTCGGGCAACACCGTGGACCAGGTCGTGGGCTATCTGGCATCCAAGGACCCCATGTGGGGTATGTCGCAGCCGGGCCAGTCGATGACCACCGTGGGCGGTGATCTCATTTCGGCCTTCGGTCGGTTGGCCCTCCCGATCGCGCGCGACTTCGCTCTTGGAGCGGCCACGGGCCTGCTGGCGCTCTAGCTAGAGGTGCTGAAGCCGGCGGGTGCTTTGACGTCAACTTCCCGCGTCGTTAAACAAAGTGGAGCTATAAAAAGCGGTTTTGCCGCAATAAAAAAACAAAAATATACAACCAGGCGTAATGAAAAAGGCGCCACCCTAAAAACGTTCTCGTTCTGTGCCCAAGTGATACACAGTTTGCAACCAAAGACTCTAGGAGTCTCCGTCAACACACGACGGTTCTTAGGAGGTGCGATTCCTCCCCCATTTCTG